GATGACGTTTTCATCCAAGAACTCATAAAAAAGGCGTCTTTGCTCGACCAAAGAGAAATGCGAACTGTTATGGACAGATTTAAACCACCCTACACAAAAGGATCTGAAGCAGACCGAGCCGCTGCGCTGGCTCTCCTCAAAGAAAAATCAGGCCGAGAGATATACTCTTCTGAAAGCTGGGAAAAGTACAAAGTAGGGTCCATGCAAGTTAATTTCCTAAGCAAACTTGGATTCACTTTAACTCCTATAGTTCCTCAGGGTTACTATGTGTGGAGTTACAGCTTAAAGGGAGGCGGAGCTGCTGGCATAATTACGGGAGTGCTCTCTTCTGATATGCTAGGGTATAATACAAAACGTATGGAAGCCACAGCCTCAGAAGCTACGAACCAACTTTTCGGCGCCTTCCTTGATAAGCCGCTGAGCTGGACGGAAAAGGAAGAAGGGTTACCGGTGACCGAACTGGAGGTAGGCATTGATGCCGTAGATATTGACGGCGGCCTCGGAGGTCACCAGCAAGGTGACAAGTTAGATATTTTATCGCGTCCGCGCGGGCTAATAAGTCAGTACACTCGAAACAAACTCACCTACTTTTTCAGCACCTTAGTTCCAGAAGGTGGCAGGGGCTGGAATCTTACCGAAGTAGGAAAAGCCAAACTGGTCCCCGTAATAGAAAGGCTAATTCACTCCAGTACTAGGATGTTGAACGACACGGGAACTGAGGAGTTGCGTGAGCTTTTAGTAAAGATGAAGGTTGTGGACGAAGACGTAGAAATTGATAAAGCGTCAATAAAGTTTTTCGATAAAGACAATCTGTCTCATATGTCGGATGAACAGCGGCGGCTTGCTTGGGGTAGTTCTGTTTTGCCTATCGAGGGCCAGGTTGTTGTTAGTCTCATATCTCCTTTAGGGGAATCCCCTTACCGAACTGTTAAAAAGGTTTTAAATGCTTTTAATCGGTTTATTGAAGACGGGTCGAACCCTTATGAAGTTTATAAGATTCCTCCAACCCATATGAGAGATAGAAATATATCGATGGAGACGCATGCACAACTAATGGCGGAAAACCCTTTTGAGATTCCTGCTGTGGTTTACTATGTTAGTACTTTCGAGGCTGCTTTAAATTCAAAGCTGTTTAGCCCAAACTTGGATCAAACTGTAGGTATACGGATCTACTCGTTTGAGGAGTTGAATGCTGTAGGTTCGGAGTCTAATTTTGTTACGGGGGGTACTTCGGAGCAGGAGGGTTCAAAACATTATGATTGGGCTTATCTAAGCTACGGAAGTCCTGACTCGATTGTAAAGTTTTTAGATTTTAATAGTGAATTTTGGTATCTTCAGAATTACTACCTAGGTGTTGCTGCCCAATCAAAGGTTAAGTCCTCTTTGCACGCGCTAGCAAAACTCCCTTTCGCGCGTGCAATATTTAATTTTGGACAGGCAGTTGCGAACGCTGCGGAGGAGGCAGAAGACCGCACTCTCCAAGACCGCCAAATCAATCCCCACCTCCTTGAGCCATTTTTCGCAGACGGGATGATGATCTCCGCTCCGGGAGACACTGAAGGACTCTTAAGTAGATTTAGACGAGAGCCGCTGAGCGTCTACAATGGCAAACAACTCTATACCTATTATTGGCCCACAAAATGGAGTTTGGAGGAAATTAAAACCCTTAAATACATAGTTAAGTGGCTTGAGCTCAATGACAAAGGTCTCGAAAAATTAGGTGAGTTTTTAGCACCACGGGATGTTGAGGTTTTCAAAGCGCTTAAAAATTTCTTAAACAGGGAAGAAGGAAGATACAAAATCCCGTCATTTTTTGCTGCAAATAACACCAATTTTTATAGGAAAAACGAGCACCAGGTAGTGCTACTCTTGGAGGATGCCGACATAAACGCCGCGAACCCCAATACAATTAAACCCGAGGAGTTGCTTGGTCTGGCCCGCAGAGGAAAAGAAAGCCCCGACGGAGTGGCAGCGGAGCCTCTGTATTGGACCCTACAACTTGATGAATATAATGCTTTCAAAGACGTATCTCTGGAATTACAGGCAAAGCAGGAATTGCTTGCTGCGAGAATGCTCCACCAGACTTATGCTTCTCAGATCAGAGTAAAAACTTTGGGAATTCCGGAGATGGATAGTGTTTTTGAAATCACCAAAAGAAGTGTATTTTTGTCAGTTAATGATATAGGAAGGAAAAGACTAAAAGACAGTGGGCTCCGAACTAATCAGGTAGAAGATTCCTATGACTATAAACATTGGCTCTCCGGTCAGTACCGACCGATTGGAATAACCCACAAAATATCCCCCACTGAAGGATACACAACCGAGTTGAAAATGTATAGAGATCCTAAGAGTGTTAGAAGGCTCATAGCGGGTCTAAGTGAAAATAGTAAAGCTACAATGCCTGCCACATAATAATGAAGTTATATAAGGGAAACGTTTTAAACAGGTCTGATTCTCAAAGTGCTGGATGGATCACGGTACAACATCATCTATTTGGTCCTGATGGGCAATCCATGGCCCCCCTCATGAACACGCCTGGTAGCCTCAGATTGCCCGATATAGACTCTGAGGTTGTATTTGCCAAAGTTGAAGGGGATGCCGGATCTACGATGTGGGTCTATTTTGGAGAAATTTTCAAATCTAATTCCTTGCGTATGACCGACCCGGATGAAGAAAATCACTCTGTTGGAACGGTTTCTACGGGAATGAAGTCAGACGTTAATACCGGAAGGCTTACTGATTATGACCTGAATGGAATACATACGATATACCGCGTAAATTCTCCTAATGATCTTCACTCGATTGAGCTTATGGAACAGGTTAATCCGTCTGTAGACGGTTCAGGAGCGTGTCAAGAGAAGCTTGGGATTAAAATAAAGACTCAAGATGGAAAAGGAATATTTTTAGATGACGGTCAACTAAAAGGAAAAGATGGTATAAAATTTTACTTGGAAGAAGGATCCGAGGAATCTAACTGTTTAGTAATGTCTAAAGGAGGGGTTGAGGGAGAGATATCCCCTAACTCCTTTACATTGGTAATGGATAATAATGTGGAGATTACATCCAATTTAGGGAATATTACTATTAACATACCCTCTACTGGAACTGGAGAACTAAGAATAGAAAATCATGGAACTGGAGGCATTGGAATAGAAAATTCAGGTCCCGGTAGTATTGACATAGACAGTGAAGGGGATATTTCTGTTTCATCAACCCAGGGAGATATCAACATTGAAGCTGGTGACGGAGAGGATGATTCAATAGATGCTACCATTTCTACAGATTGGGCAACTAAACTTTCAAATGTTGGAGCGTCCTTTGCAACCGGAGATATTGAAGTGCCTATAACCTCACACCCAAACGTAAAAATTAATGGCAAGCCTGCTATAACGAAATAATGACTAAGAATAGAAATCAAGGATATGTCTCTTTCGACGCGTGCGGAGGGGGTGCTGGTGTGTTTGGCATAAATGATTTTTTTAACTCTAAAGCTTTTCCAATTCCAAATAAAATTAAAAGCAGGCATGAACTCCTCTCCAATCCTGAGTATGGAATTATGCAGGCTTCACTTTTAGCTCTTATGAGACATTATAACAAAAAGAAAACAAGTTAAAATTGTATATATCTTGAAATGACTTCCGTACTAAGCTATAAGACCTATTCACTGGAAACAAGTGCCGTAGAGCACAATGTTGCGTATGTTGCACCTTCGGGGGTGGACTATGTTGAAGTTTTCCCTATTCAAATAACCAACGATACAGCTACCAATGACGCTAACATGACTGTGAGATGGGTGGACTATAGTGACAGGGTGTATGTTTCGTCAACTTATTGGGGGGATGGGATGACCGAAAAAGAGAAGTACTACACCTATCCCGCACACCCATTTATAAGTCAGACGTTAATTCCGGCAGGTGCTGGGTTATCTGTTCTGGACAATAAATTTAATTTAGGCCCGAACGACTTGGTTCAATTTAAGTCAGATCCAGGAGCTGCAGGGGTCATTAGTGTGAATGTTGTAGAGTATTACCCTGAAGGGTCCACGCCTCAAACAAACGCACTACAGTTTTCAAGCAGGCAGAGGGTGCAAACAATTATAGGGTTCGGAAAGCCCCAAGGCGCGGATTATGTACCTACCGGAGGTAATTAATTATGACATGTAAACTATCAGATATCACAAATGACGAACTGTCGATTATTCCGACTACCTCTCTTCAATCCTTGATTAATACTGCAGCACAACAAAAGGAAGATCTAAATACTAAAATTGCGTATAAAACTAGAAGAAGAGATCGCCTCGCTGGAACAGTATCCGTATATTCTCCAGTACAAGGTCGTACAGCTGTCAAAAGCACTAATTCGTTAGAGAACGATATAAGTGCTGCTTCTAAATTATCGCTGCCCGTAGCCTCTCTATCCCAATCTCTTGACGCTCTTCAAGAAGATGAAAAAAACGTACTGACGAATAATCCACTGGGTCTTTCTGATCTTTCAAAATACGGTCCTATTGCAGAGTCATTAAACTCAAAACTCTCTTGTTTCTCGTCGGAAATCCCTTCTCTAGAGGCTTCTTCAACGGTTAACAACTCTGAAAAAGTAGTTTTGCTTGACGCGGAGGTTGGCGGTTTACGGGGGGACCTTGCTTCGGTTAACAGTCTTATTACCCGTTCAAATGATATTATTACAAAAAGAGGTAGGGGGGAACTAGAGGAGCCTGCTGTTAACACGGATGATCTTCCTGATCAATATTTTCCGGGTGTTGCTAAAAACTTTAAGGAATATGTAGAGGAGAATGTAGTTCTTCCCATGCAAGCGAATTTTGAGATGTTTAATTCCTTTTCGCTTGAAATGCAGGGATTGGATGTGTCTGCACCTCCTCCGGTATTTGATTTAACATACGGTCCTCCGGTCTCAGTGAAAGGACAATTCGTGTTGTCTCAGGACGGGCTTTACTATGATTCTAGAGGAGGAGGTCTCCCGGTTGTGAGCGGTAGCGTTTTGGACTCAGAATCTTGGGAGTTGGAGTATGCTCCCAATCTTGGCGGTAAGGGTATTTTTTACGGTGATCAAAACCTAACGGACCTAAAGGATACAGTTTTCAGTGATGATTATATTTCAGACTCTAAACTTGTTGCCCTGTACTATGACTCTGATGATATCCTTCAGAACTTGGAAAGGAATAAGAGCAGGCAAATCTCTATTGTGTCTGGACAGATAAATGACCTTATTGAAGTGTCAGCTACTGCTTATTCCATGGATTCCGCAATGGTAGTTAACTACTACAATAGCCTTGGAGCAATTGCAGCTACCTACGACGATAAAATAAGAAAGAGAAAGAAGCAGCTACAGCTAGTAGCTCTGTTCGCTTCCGGAACGTATAGTTTTACTACTTCATATGAAGGAGCACCTGGTTATCCGCCGCCCCCTAAAAACATAGGTCTTGGAGATGGAGTTCTTGTTCATCTTGTGGATTCAAATATGGATTCCTCAGGTTTTTGGACTCCCATTGAAAGAATCCCAGTAAATGATTTTACTTTCTTAAAAGGAAAACCTATTAGACTAAGTTTGGGGGAGCAGAAGGATTTAGTGTTATTTTCTGAAGACCTAGAGGATACGATTTTGCCCGTAACTCCGAAGTTCTTAGTGTCCGAACCTCAACCTTACTCAGTGTTGGATAAGTTTTCTATATCCCCAACCCCTATTGGAGAATTCCCAAGTGTTGATGGGGACCCTGTAGTTAGTGGTACAGGAGCTTTTGTCCTGTCCCTGCAAGACCATATTGTACGAGATAGTTTAATGTGCATGTATAATTTCTTGCGTCCTAACGTAGTAGAAGCAGCATCCTTGGAGTATAATTTGGATAATAATGTACCCGATTCTTCAGGGCTTTTGAATGCTCAGTTAGTTGGTTCTGGGGTTGATTGGGCATTCCCCTCAGGATTGGGTATTCCATATTTTAGAGGTACTTTCTATAACCCAGACAGAGTTCAAGATGCCAGTGCACAGGGCGGCTGCTATGCAGTTCTTCCTACTAATAAAGACAGGGAAGGTAATGCTAACTTTTTTGCACAAAAAACGTTAAACAACTTAACATATACTAAAGATGAAGACCCCTCCAGAGATCCCAAAGGAGGAGGCTTCTCGTTCGATTTTTGGACCCATGTTCCGAATCTTTTAGGAGGGTTTAAAGGGGACCACAGGTATAGACTTCTTCTAGCGAATGAAAATTCGGGGGGATTATTAACGACTGCTCAAGTCCTCCCCGACAGGCTACAATGGACTAAACCTTCGGGGTTGCCCGAAGTAAAAAAAACCAGGACAGATCGAGTTCACGGTTTAATTATAGGGTTTAGAGACATAGGTGGACTCCCTGCAACTACAAGTGGCGTAGAGTTTATTGTAAAACCAACTGTGTCTCAGAATCAACAGAAAACTAATACAAGAGATTGGGGTCATAGCGTATGTTTAGTAGAAGATTTTGGATACACTGGAGATGAGAGTGGCACAAGTGTAGCAGTTCCTACGTCTCAATTTTCTGGAGTTGGTGTTTCAACCCCAGTTTCCGGAGTAAACAATGGAGTTACTTTGGGGGATGTTAGTAATACTTTCGTGCATATGTGTTTAAGTTTTGACTATAACGTCAACAAGCTTAGAACTATGGTTGATGGAGAACTTTGGCACGAAGTAAATATGGCTAGTTCCCTCATGGTCGGATATGCACAATCTTTGAATGTCCCAACCTGGGCAGATGAAGATGATGGAGGCACTATGTCTGTTTATAAGCAAAGTTTCAGCCCTGCAGACGCAAATTACGGACCTTCTGTTTCCCTTGACGGTGAAACTTTTACGCCTTGGGTTTTAGGAGGCGGATTTACGGACGGAATCCCAGCGGGGAAGTTCATTGGGGATACCCAATCATACGCAGGTTTTCTAGGGTATAATACTAATGATTCTTATTACCTCAATACTGGAGGGAGCGGAGCTGTGTCTCAGCACAATAGAAGTATCCCGCTAACGGATGCAAGATGGAAAAGCGGTCTGAATGGCTATATTGGAAGTTTCAAGGTTTACGGCAAGCCCCTATCTAGTACAGAGGCTAAGCAAAATTTCAATGCTCAAAAAGGATTTTTTAAGAATATTGCTACTTAGTAAAAAATGATTTCCACCCCCCAACGAATTGATTATTTAACTACGTCTAAATTCAGTCCTATTTATGGATTTGAGTTTCCGGTAGTTTCTGGAACCGGCGGATTCTTTACAGCAACCCAAGGGTTAACTTCTATTTCTTCTAGTTTGAAACAGTTGATTTTGACAAATAAAGGGGAGAGAGTTATGATGCCTCAATTTGGCACGTCGTTAAGGTCTTCCGTTTTCTCTCACATGGATGAAAGTAGAAAGACGGAACTAATATCAGAAATAAGATCTGCAATAGCAACCTATGAACCTAGAGTTGTGTTAAAAAACCTTTCTTTAGACTTCAACAATACTATGCATCAATTAACTGTATCGATTTCCTTTTCGACAATTGAAGACGTATCAACAACTCAAATTGTGGAGCTTAGAGTATAATGGCTCAAAATGATAATATTTACGGAACCAGTGCTTTTGATGGTACTGTAAAATCCGACTTCCTCGCGCTAGGGATTGTACCTGATAATTTAAGGTCTCAGTTTATAGACTATTCTACTGCTGATTTTTCTGAGTTTAAAGAGGCGTTATTGAGTTACTTGAAAGCGGTTTATCCTCTAGACTACACTAACTTTGTAGAGTCTGATTTGGGTATTGTATTAGTAGAGTTATTTTCATATCTCGCTAGTGTTATATCTTTAAAGTCTGATTTATTAGCCAATGAGCTTTATCTCCCCACTGTTCAGACTGTTGGTAATCTCTCCAAGCTTTTAAACTTAGTTGGAATTTCGTTAAAGGGTCCAATTGCTAGTAAAGCGACTGTAAGAGCTACCGTACCAACGAGTCGATCAGTTGGAACTGGTGAAACTATGACTATTCCTTTAGCGTCCAGAACTTTCTCTGTTCCTAATACAAAAGATGGTGGAGCACTCTTCTTCACCCTTTATGAAACAAATTTGACTACTGGAGTAATAGATCTAAACAATAAAGATATTATCTTGCAGGATAGCGATACTATAAATGCAGGAACTCAGTTTAATAATCTTGTTTTGTTGGAAGGAGAATTGAGGAGTCAAGCTGGAACCTTTTCTAACTTAAACACTATTCAATCGATTAATCTGACTAGCCCCTCCATCGTGGAAAAAAGTATCGTCGTCTCTGCAAACACAGGGGATATCTACACTGAAGTTGAGAATCTTTTCCTAGCTGATGATGGAAAGGACGCAGTTTTTCAAAAGATCTATAATGACGATTACTCTTGTACCCTTGTGTTTGGTGACAATACCCGAGGAAAATCTCCCGCTGGTGGAGTACAGTATCGAGTTTTCTACAGAATAGGTGGTGGCTCTCGCGGAAATGTTCCCGCAGTTACTATCAACCAGAGTATCAATGCGGCACATTCTTCGAAAGGAGCCACGAGTATTACTATACAAAATTCCACACATTCTGCGGGAGGCGCTAACGCAGAAACAGTAGAGCACGCTAAAAAGTGGGCTCCGTATTTCTTCAAGACTCAGTATAGAGCTGTTACCGGAGAGGACTATACAGCATACGCAAATCAGTTTGTTAGCACCGTAGGTCAAACAGCAAAAGCCCAAGCAGTTTTAAGAAGATCTGGAGCTGGGGCAAATATGATTGATATTTATGTCATATCAAAAGCTACAGAGCTACAGGTACAGAGAGCTTCTTTACCCTTTAAACAAGAGCTTTTAGCTTACCTTAACAAGTATAAAATGATTACTGACGAGGTTACGATTGTTGACGGTTTAGTTCGTACGGTAGACCTTGTCATTACGATCTTTGCGGATAGAGAGTTTGAGCCATTCGAAGAAAGTGTTAAGAGGTCCGCAGCTGATAAAGTAATTAATTTTTTTAGTGTAGACAGTAGATCATTTGGGGAAAGAGTTAAACTTTCTGACTTACAAAGGGATATCTTTGAAGTTCAAGAAATTAGGTTCTCTACGATAGATAACTATTCAGAAGATATAAAACTAGACTTTAATGAGATTGTTCAACTAAACAACGTTGAAATAAATATCGAGTACGTATAAAATGGTTCGAAGGACAGGATTAGGTTCTCTAGGGACAAACAAAAATTATTATCAGTATAATTATATTGATGTAATTCAGAAAATTGTGCCCTCTATGTACCAAGATACTGACTCGACTATTTTTGGGGAGGAAGAGGATGTTCTGTATTCGACCCTCGGGAAGATTATCCTTGCGGCTAAGGACTGTACTACCCTGATTCCTATCTCGAATACTCTGCCTGCGTATACACTAAGTGGCATAAGAGGACATTTTATTCCAAAGAATGAGCTTACAAATATACAACCTTATTTGTTTGAGAATAAAATTCTAAGAGCTTTTGGGAAAAGTTTGTCCGACTTTAAAAGTTCAAGTGACTGGGAGACATATGTATCTGGAACTCTCCTTCCAAGTATCCCATTAAATAATCCAACTACGTCATTTGTATCTGGAGTTTCTGCCAACATTAATGCAGCAGTTAGTAGTACTGGCGCAGCACATCAATACTTAATTGATAATCTTTCATGGCTGTACCTTCTAAATTTTCCAGGCCCCACAGCCGGTTTTGCGGCGTCCACTATTTCACAAAATCTTCTCGTTAGCTCCACATATCTAGGGAAAAGCATTGAAGAAAGGGATGGAGTTAAAGGTCTTTTTGAGTATATCTGGAGAAATAAAGAGGTACAAACTGCATCTGGGATGAGGTACATTCCTCCCATTTTTAATCAAGCTAGCTCTACTACCTCGGCAAATATTTACGCGTCAGGAACACAGTTGTTGGATGGGTTAAAAACCCTTATAGATGTTTGGTATAACCCCAATGATGAAGCGGCTACTGAATTACAAACACAATTAGAGCTTTTAATATCTTTGGGTACGTACAATTCAAAGAGAATAACAGCGGGGCCTTTCCAAAGATTTTTAAAAGCTTTAAGTTTTGCAACGTATGATGTTAATTCTTTGGTAGATGATATAGGATCCCTAGTTGACGTCCAGAGGTGTGACAAACGATTTTTAAATTATTTAGGAGCCCTCATAGGGTGGAAAGTTTTGACTGGAGATGTTGATAGGTGGAGAGGGCAATTACGTCAAGCAGTCTACCTATACAAAGCAAAAGGAACTAGAAAAGCATTAGAAACGGCAGTTTCTCTAATGTTTCCGGATGCTGGATTCAATGCCTCTGAGTCAACAGAAGAAGTTTGGGAGTCTTACATACCTCGGCTAATCTATTACTTGATTGCTACAGAATCTAAAGTACTTAATGATCCACTTTATAACCCTCCAGACTACGATTCAGGCGTTTCTGGTGCTACGACTGTTTCTGTTAGCGGCAAAAACGTAATTAAAAATATTGACGGGGCGGCTTTATTTGACGGGGATGACCATGACAATAACTATAGGTTTGCTACGGATTATGTTTTAGGCGCTCTACAAGAAAAGACGAAC